GGCAGGGTTGCCTTCGTTATTCCGCTCTCTATTAGACAAGCCTGTAGAGAGTAGGCGTACTTTAACGTTCTCAATCCAACCAGAGTTTAGGTAGTCCTTTATGGCTACCTCCTGTCCTCCACCTTTTAAAAGGTTAGGAATATCGAAAACCCTTTCGCAATATTTACCCCATTGGGGGCAGACATTGTGCTTCTCAGGGGATAGTTCTCCACCCCAATCTTGAAGGTTCTCGGTGATTCTGTCGCAATATTCCTTAGGACCTATTGCGATGACATCATCACCACCGACATGATAGGAGCGGGGTTTGTGTTGGTTTTTAATATACAGATATGCTTCTTGCTCGACGGTAAGTTGATGGAGACATAATGTTGCTTTTGCAATAGGTTCTCCCATCATGATACCGCGGCTGGTGGTGAAATTTTCACCTATCAGCTTATCTGCTATTATAAACCTTGGTCCGATAATCTCCAATACGTCCTCTATTAACCATTTAGGTGCAGAGGCTCCCTGAAGGAAGCCTTTCCACATACTACGAGCAACCTCAAAAGGTATATGATCAGTGGCCTCTTTGAGGTCTGAACATAACACAACAGGTTGCTCCTTGTATTCGAACTTGAGACCTGAGGTATCGAGTAAGAAGTTCCAAGCCTGGTCAGACTTAGTCAAACCAGTAGTGGCAAATGGATGCCTATAGAGCATTTTTCTTAGAAAATGCCCGTAAGGCTGCTGATAAATAGAGTTCCACCATTCCGTTATACCCAAAACCCGGTTCTTAAAACCGGGCTCTGGTAGCGGATGTAGTCTGGATATAGGAATTTCCTTTCTAAGAAAGCGATCTTTCCAGATAAGCCGTGTGTAAACCCACAATTGGGAACCATAAGCTTTATCTAATCCGACATATGTGGGATTACCGAGAAAGGGAAATTTATCCTCACTGAGGAAATTCTTCCCTAACCATCGAGGAGGAAAGGCGTGACGTTTCATAAGATAGTCACGCTCAAAACCTTCTCTAAGACCATAAAACACACTAGCTCTATTGATAGCGTTCTTTGTCCTTATAGTTAGGGCTCCACGTAGGCTTTGTAGTTGCGGTAGACGTTCATCATTCTTTGATGTATCTTCTAACCGAAACCAAAAAGCCCAACGGGGATAACCCTTTGGACATCGGACGGTAC